ACGGGGCTTATCAGATCTGATTACCAACTTAAAGGGGAAGACAATCGTGTATGGTCGAAAGAGGAACTGGTCGATTTATTCAAGATGGACATCAATTCTTTTGAACGTGGTGTTCTTCGACTTTCTCCTAATCTTGCTAGTCATCAAAGCAAATTTGACGCTGTTGTCTCTTTTGCGTACAACGCTGGGCTAGGAAATTACCAACGATCAACCATTCGCATGAAGGTCAATCGTGGTGATTGGAATGGTGCTGCCGAGGCTTTTATGTCGTGGACCAAAGCAGGTGGTAAAGAAGTTGCGGGATTGGTTAAAAGACGCAAAGCAGAAGTAGTTTTGTTTTTAAGTTAATTCTTTGACAAAAATGCCTTCTTTATTAAGAAACCCTTTTCGGTTCTTAATTTCTTGATAGGCCCCCTCAAAGCAAGTTACTAGGTCAAGATCTGCACAGGCACATCCCATTACCAATGTAACTAGAATGTCGCCATAGGCATCTTTGATTTCTTCCCTGTCATTATTTGATATTGCGGTAAACAATTCCAATAATTCTTCTTGGGTTTTTAATGCTTGAGCATAGGGTGTACTGTTCTGGACAATGCCACGAGCTTCCCCCCACTGAATTACTTTCATTTCTATATCTGCATAGCTCATTAATCATCCTTTGAAAATGGGTCACCAAAGCTAGACATCATTCCAGTTTTGGTATTAAGGTAGTCGCTACCAATCTTGGAAATCAGTGTTCCATCATCACCAATGTAGTTGTCACCAACCCTGTTAAACACATCACCATCTTGGTTAATCATCATGTTGTCGGTTTTGTTGTAAACATTACCTGAGAACAAGTCCATTAGAAATCTCATACTATCCTCCAGACAGTCATATTGCGTCCATTAGGACCCTTTACTCGAATGCCTGAATCCTCAATAAACCCTCTTTCTACCAAAGTAGAACGCCTGGCTCTGTAAGTAGATTTGTGGGTTTGGAAATGCTCATTCATCTGATCGTCTGTGAAGCCTTTACTGCCTCGCATGGCTGCATATTCATAGACTGCCCCCTCAATGTTTGGCAGGGCAAGCATGATGCTTTTGGCGGCTTCTACTGAAGTGTCTTTAGCATCTTTGCGGAACAACTTAAATAAATTAATCATTACTTTCTCCTATTAGGTGAGGGTACTCGCTACGTCTATGTTCGTCCGGCAGAATTACCGCATAGCATCCGCTTTCCCCTCGTTTAATCAAAACGGCACATCATTTTCCATGTCATCAAATCCATTACCCTTAGTTTTTCGGGTAGGGGTATTGCTTTGACGAACAGGCTTGTCACCATCAAATGGCTCACGAGCGTTAATCCATCCATCCCATCCACCAACAGGCATGGTGTCCATTTTAAATGAGATGTTACCCTCGTCATTGATGAACACTGAACCGCATTTGGAATAGCGTTTCTTAATGTCACCTGTTTTTGGGTCTTTGTATTCACCCACTGTTGCAATTGCGTCTAAGCGTTTCATGTACTTTCCTTCATTTTTTCTTTGTATGCCTTGATGGCAGACCTTACCTTACTATCAGGCTTGAGCGTATCCCAAACCCTAATGCGAACTTCGTTATCTGTAATAGATTCCCATTCGCCATACATACCAGCTTCATCACCAGCATCGTATCTCTCTTTGATGGCAGCAACTACTGCATCAATAATCCCTGTATCAAGCTCGGGCAAGTCTTCGCCCGAAAAAATGTACATACCGAGTCCATGAAGTGCCAAACCTTTGGTCATGCAACGCATGATGGCAGTGTTAACAGCAAACGCATCAGGCGCAATAATGGCTTTGTTGCGGTGATCCATGACAGGCAGTTGGCAGGTCATTGGTTTGCCAAACATAGTCACTGTTACCCAAACCATGTAAGTGCCATTGATATCGGTATAGCACTTGTCGCCAAACATCATCACTTGAAAGTGTGCATTGGGGTCAGCCTTAAGAGCCTCTGCCCATGCCCATGCCCATGACAGGTATGTCAGGTTGCCTTTTTTCTCTGTATGCTCGTTTACGTTCAGTTTGAGCAGGTCATTTACTGTCATGTTATACCTTGTGGTTTTTGAATGCATTGTCATATTCTTCCTTGATGATCTCTAGTTGAGTGTTGTCATCAAGGTCTTTGAAATCTACCCAATCCATCTCACCACAACAGACAAACTTTTGTCCTTTAGGTTGGACGCAATAGGGGCAGTACTTTGTATAGGCGTACTCTTCTTTGTACTCAATGATGTAATTGTTCACGAGGTCCCCCTGTCGATCAATTAGGCTTTGGAGTTTCAAGTTTTTCTACTTTCTTAGCCAACAACCAATTGTCGCCAAGATATCGGATAGAACGAATCCATTGACGTTGATAGCTACGAATTGTTTTGGGGGGTGCGTCATATGTCTGGAACAATTGACGTACATATTTGAGGGCGTGTGTGTTCATTACTTTCTCCTTAAGATAAAATTTTAATTTCGGACTCATCACTTTCAGCAACAAGAGTGATTCTGATATCGCCATCTTTTGTGCGGATAACAAGCTCTCTATAAATGCCTGAAGTGATTTCAACAATTGAACCAAGTTCAACATCAATTACTTTTGTAAATTCCATACTTATCATTTTACTTTCTCCTTAGTGAAGTGAATCGTATGCTTTGTCAAAGAGGACATCACCATTCTGATCGGCTAGTTTGACTAGTTCCTCATCAGTAAGTTTTGTGCCATCTTCGTAGCAAGCGTAACTGAAGTACGCATCTGCGAAATCAGGATAATCCCTACTATCGACACCATCTACTTCAATGTCGATAACTTTTCTGCCGTTTAGTGTTGCCATTACTTTCTCCTTTAGAGCCACTAATGTGCCATGGCTAAAAGATTATTTGTATTAGGATAAACCCTAATAGACAGACAAAAAAACAACACTAATATTCTGAGCATGAACATCGAACAATCCGAACAAGCCTGTGCTGAAGCACTCCTTGCTTATGCCTACAATTTAGTTATAACTTACAACCAACACCCTGGTGACCGAGATGCTGCCATGGTTGGTTTAATAGCTAGAGCATTGGAGCTTCATGTGGAACGACCAATAAACATAATTGGGATGTACCAATGAAAACAACAGACAAGTACGATCCTGTTATCCAGTGCATTGGAAAGCATCCTTTCCCTACATTCACTGTTGCTGAATCTACAATTTCCAAGAAAAGAGATCATTCTTTTCAGATTTACAAATGCCCTCATTGCGGATTTTTTCACATGGGTCATTCGACTACAAATTACAAGAACTTGAAACGTTCTGGTAAATAATGTATTATGGAACCCAGATAGGTTGGACTAATTACCCACCCGAAAAGAGTTATCCCTTCTCCTGCTGGCAGTTCCTTCAAGGGTGTTTAAAAAGCGGCACACATTATGGCTAACCCATGGTTCAGACTCTATTCAGAGTTCGCACACGACCCCAAAGTTCAAATGCTTCCCGAGGCAATGCAAAGACGTTATGTCATGCTTTTATGCCTTAGATGTAGTGAAGTACTTGAAACGTTACATGAAACAGAGATTGCTTTTCAATTGCGTTTAGATGAGGCGCAATTGCTAGAAACTAAACAACTGTTCATTAGCAAAAACTTCATTGATAAACACTGGAACATTTTGAATTGGGACAAGCGTCAATTTGTCTCAGACTCAAGCACCATGCGGGTTCGCAAGTATCGAGATAAAAAGAAACTACCAAGTAACGATGATGAAACGTTACAGAAACGTCCAAGTAACGCTATAGATACAGAAGCAGATACAGATAAGAAACAGAATAGTAAGCGTGGCTTACGCCTCGCCAATGATTGGGTTTTGCCAAACGAATGGGAATATTGGGCCAACAAGGAAAGACCTGATTTGAATGCCATGCAAGTAGCAGATCAGTTCAAAGATTTTTGGTGTGCTAAACCTGGCAAAGATGGGGTGAAGTTGGATTGGGCAGCCACTTGGCGTAATTGGGTGAGAAACCAAAAAGCACCAAAGATGAACCCTGCCGACATTGTCAGAGTTACTGTTGCGCCATCTAACCTGCCAGATCCTGCTTTGGAAAAGATTAAGGCCGATGAAAAAAAAGCCGCCCCCATGCCTGACCATATTCGACAAGCAATGGAAGCATTAAGGAGAAAAGCTTGACCCACGCTGAAGCAATGAGAATCTTGGATAAGGTGAGGGATGGAGTGCCTTATCCAATCAAAATAATCCGCATGGCTTTGGAGCTTACTGGTGACTTACAGCAGACGCAATCTTGAAAACCCAAGCGATAGGGTCATCCTAGAGCAAGCAGAAGCTCGTGAGCTATATCGCAATTGGGAATCATCGAAAAATGCAGACTTGATTCGAGCCAGACTTGAAAGAGCTGAACGAATTTATGGATCTGGCGCAAGAGACAGAATTCGAGGTTACATGAACAAAATCAAAGATGGAAGTATTGAATGAACTATTTATCGGTATGCAGTGGAATTGAAGCGGCAACAGTAGCTTGGCATCCATTAGGTTGGAATCCTGTTGGCTTTTCTGAAATTGATTCTTTTCCGAGCCAAGTATTGAAACATCATTATCCAAATGTCCCAAACCATGGCGACATGACAAAATTTAAGGAGTGGAAAATTGAACCAAATGTCGATGTTTTCGTTGGAGGAACACCATGCCAGTCTTTCTCAGTCGCAGGACTCAGAAAAGGATTGGATGACCCTCGTGGTAACCTCATGCTTACCTATCTTGCCATTGCTAAACAATATCGCCCCCGCTGGTTGGTCTGGGAGAACGTCCCTGGCGTTTTGTCCTCCGCTGATGGACGGGACTTTGGTAGCTTCCTCGGAGGGTTGGCAATCTGCGGGTATGGGTTCGCATACAGGGTGCTTGACGCTCAATACTTCGGAGTGGCCCAAAGACGCAAACGTGTGTTCGTTGTCGGATATCTTGGAAACTGGCGACCTGCCGCAGCGGTTCTTTTTGAGCGAGAGAGCTTGCAAGGGAATTCTCCACCGAGCCGACAAAAGGGGGAAGGAGCTTCCTCCCGCTCTTCTTCAAGCGTTGACGAAAGTGGCATCCAGCTCACTGTAGGCACTTTATGTGCTGACACACACCCTGGCAGTTACAGTGGACAAGATGCCTACACTGGCAGATTAGTGCCAACTGGTGTGCCAGATGTTATGGCTACTTTACTGTCTTCTACGGCAGGAATTTCTAGACCTGGCAATGCCGTTACAGAACATGAAACATACATCCCAATGACAAGTCAGGTTTCCGCTTCTTCGGAGATGGAATCAATGGCATTTGAAAATAATCGTAGAGATGGTGTTCGTTTGTATGGGGACATCACAAACACTTTGCAAGCATTTGCAGGGACAGGTGGCGGGAATACTCCAATGGTTCAAACAACAATGGCAGTTCGTAGATTGACTCCTGTTGAGTGCGAAAGACTTCAAGGGTTTCCTGACCATTACACCGATATCAAACCAAAGGGAAAGCAAACCCCTGATGGTCCAAGATACAAAGCACTAGGAAATAGCATGGCAGTTCCAGTTATGAACTGGATCGGACAAAAAATACAAAAAGTTGAGGATTTAATTAAATGACATTTATGCTGACCTATATGGTTGAAGGCAACCCAATCGGGAAAGGCCGACCAAAATTTGCTAGGAGGGGGAACTTTGTTTCTACCTACACCCCTACCAAAACTAGAGATTACGAAACTGTAATCAAAGAAGCTGCCCAAAAAGCCATGGGAAGCAATGCAGTTTTAGAAACGCCTGTAACAGTCGCAATCTACATCACTGTACCAATCCCTGCCTCGTACTCCAAAAAGCGCACAGAAGCCTGTTTAAAGGACATTGAGAGGCCAACAAAGAAGCCCGACATCGACAACATTGCCAAATGCTTCTTAGATGCCATGAACGACATTGTTTACAAAGACGATACCCAAGTGCTGACCCTCCATGTGACCAAAGTTTATGGCACTGTTGGCATGGTGGAGGTCATGGTTAGGGAAGATTTGGACTAAGGGTAAACACCTACACATCTAATCAAGATTTCAAGTTACAGTCACGACATCAACAAATTTTTAAGGAGAAAGTAATGCACACAATCAATTTTGATGCCACAACAGGCGCAGGTGATGTAGACGTTAAGGTCACTATGTCTTTCAAGGCAGATAAATATTCAACTTGGGCTGAGAACATTGAGATGGTCACATTCAATGGCATGGACATCATGGGATTGATGACAGACGAGCAGTTTGCCGACCTCGAAGCCAAGGGTATCAGAGCAATTGAAACCCAGCGTCATTGGGAAATTGTGAACCACGAGCCATGAGCAACCGAACCATTTGGACTTTAGTAATTATTGGCGTAATTGCTTTTTGGACTTTGATGATTGGATTATTTTTATGAACACACCAATGCCTGACGATTACATCAAACGACACCTTGGACCATGGCGGTCCTTGGAGGAGATCATTCGGTGGGTAGAAGCCTACCATGGCATCTATGAGCCTAAATCTTGCCCACCCTGTAACAACCACTGTAACCAAGGCAGAGACTGCCCAGCTAAAAAATGATGCCACAAATAGACATTGGCGCAAGATTCGCTAATCATAAATTCAAGCTTTGTACCAAATGCGACATAAGCAAACCCCCTGAAGGTGGGATTGACATGGGACATAAGTGGATCTGCCAAGCGTGTTGGAACAAGCGCATTACAGGCAAATACCTTAGACAGAACCAAGTAAAAAATGCGTAAACGCACTAAACGCAAAATGTGGAACCTGATTGACCCAATCCAACATGGGATTGTGGGCGCAGCCATCACCCCTAGGCAAACCTTAGACAAACTGAGAATGACAGAATATTCCGCTTTGGACGCAATGACCAAAGGCGCAGGGACAGTTCAGGATTGGCGCACATTGGTAGATGTTTTGAATTTGTCAGAAGTCATGGCCAAAGCAGGTGTGGGTCCTGAAGTCCTGCCTGTATGTGAGAAAGCCCAAGATGCCCTGCATAAGGCGGCCATGCGCTACCAGGCAACCATGAAAATGGGTTTAGATGGGCTTGGCATTCAAGCCATTAGGGAATTAATCGAATATGCAGACCTTCAGCAAGGCAGTATTTGCCGAAGTGAATTTGAGAAATACGTCAAAAAAACAAGGGACTACATCAGATCAAATAACGACAGGGTGGTAGAGATCGTATGAGCTTGATAAGCAATATCCCACCGGAAGCCCTTGCTGAAGCATGGGAGATCATGGAGCGTAGACGCAAAGAAGAGCTTTCTAAAAAGCTTGGCAGAACTGTGGGCACATGGGGAGGTAAGCGTAAAGGCGCAGGAAAGCCTAGGCAATTGACCTACAACACTGTTGCCAAACTAGAACTCAATGCAGTCCAAAAGAAAGTATTGGCTGAAATGGGTGATGGCAGCATAGACAAAGGCATAGAAAAGTTAATCAACGAGGCAATGTAATGGAAAATCCCGCACACAAAGCAATCAACTTTATTATTGAAAACGCTCCTAAATATGCCCGATCAAAGGCTATTCGGGTGCAATTAGAAGAATATCGCAAGTCAAAAAAGGCCATTCTCATGTCAAACGAGGAGGGCACACTAGGCGCAAAAGAAATGTATGCCTATGCCCATGCAGACTATGTAGCTTTATTGTTTGAGATCAAAGAAGCAATAGCCCAAGAAGAGGAATTGCGTTGGAAACTTGAGGCAGCCAAGCTTCGTGTGGAGGTGTGGAAAACCGAAGAATACACAAAACGAGTGGAGATGAAGCTATGACATGGCCATTCCCACCATTCCCAAACCCCAAGCACAAAGATCAACGCAAACCTAAATTCAATCCTGAGAATGAAGAGGACGCACCGCTATGACTAAAGACGAAGCATTAAAGCTGGCGCTAGAAGCTTTGGAGCCAGAACATTATTTGGCTGAATGGTATGTCCAACAACACGTTGTCCCTGCCGCTGTTAACGCTATTAAAAAAATCTTAACGCCAGAGCAAATTCCAAGTTGCAAAGAATGTTGCATAGATCGTTGTTCATCAAAAGGCGCAGACTTGGACATTTGTAGCAACTATGTGCCACCAAAAAAAATTGTAAAAGAAGAGGTTGTGCAATGGGGTGTTGATTGGAGCAAAGATGGTTCTTGTGCAACCATCATTAAACGACTGCCCAATGGTGGTATTGAGGTTGTTGCTGTTGAATATGGTCCACAGCGCACATGGGTTGGGCTGACAGAGGAAGATTTAAAACTACTATCGGCTGAATGGCGAATTGTTTATGGCGCATGGATGGACGACTTTGCGCGAGATATTGAAGCCAAACTCAAGGAGAAGAACACATGAGCGGTTGGCGCAAACGTGGCTATGGAAAGCATGAATATTACAGAGACAAAAAGCTCCTAGAACTTGCAGAGGGTGAGCCTTGTCTTTTACAGGCGGCCAAAAATTGTTTGGGGGGGGATGGGTCCACAACAGTGGCTTGTCATTCCAACCTGCTGATCCATGGCAAAGGTCGCTCAATCAAGGCAGATGACCATCATTCAGTGTGGGGGTGCTATCACTGCCACACATGGCTAGACTCATCCCAAACCGATTACGACACCAAAAATCTAGCATTCCAAGAGGCGTATAAAAGACAACTTCACGCATGGATGGATTTGGCAGATAATATAACCATCAAGCCTTGGCGCAGAGAAGCAGCTAGGCGTGTTTTAACCCACTTGGGAGTCCCACATGGATAATGAAATTGGTGATCTCGTTCTGACCTTGTTGCACTCAGCGACCAACACCCACATTTTGCATTGGCAATCAAAGTCCTATGCAGAACATCAAGCCCTTGGCGCATTCTATGAAGCTTTGCCAGGCAAGGTCGATGAACTTGTTGAAGCCATTCAAGGCCGATACGATTCAACAATCCAATTCCCTGCGGATTACTATCCACCCGAAAAAACTGGTAAACGTGAACTGCATGATCTGTCAGAATACTTTGAAGAAAAACGCTCTGTTTTGCCACAGGACTCCGAGATTCAAAACATTGCCGATGAAATTCAGCAGCTGATTGATTCAACACTTTATCTTCTGCGATTTCCATGATTTCCAATCTGTAAAAAAACAGAGGTCTAAAATTTTGACGGGGGGGTCTTCCAAATTTTGGGAGACTCCTTTTTTACGCCCGAAAACGACCAGGCGATTATCTATATAATCCCATCGGGGAGGGGAGACATAATCGATAATGATAATCGTCCGATTTTCCCCATATAATCGATAATATTTTGACATAATCCGCACATAATCCAATCAATTTAAGCCCCTAGAATCGATCCAAGCGCAATCATGCTACCATGCCCTAGGCCACCCATCAAAACCCGCTCAAAAGGGCTAAAAACGGCCTTCTAGCACTATTGCAAAACGCAAGCAATCCCATGCCAATCAATGGCAAGCTTTAAACCCTTTAAACGTGACAATCCCTAGGCCAAAACCTATAGACAAAAGAAAAAGCCCCTCAAGGGGGCTAATTGGTTATTGTTTCTCGTTCATTATGAATTCAGTTTTAATGTATTCCCTCAATCGATCTTTAAAGGTTTCCACCTCTTGAGAGAAGCATATTCCCGCAATATCTCCATTGTTTATTTTCAGTTCATTTTGAATATATAAGCATGATGCATTAATTCCCGCTTCGTATGCATCATTGATAAATTGATCCAAATATGATTCATTTAATGTATGCCATGGTTTCATTTTTTTGCCTTTTTAAATAATCTCTCAATTTTATTCATTGCAACTTGCCAACTATTAGTTTCAAAAAGATGGGTGACTTCGTTTATTTCATCATTATTTGGCTCACTTGTTACAAAAAATTGTTTTGCTTTTAACTCTCTCCTTTTTGGGTTTTTATAATCTACCCAAAGAGTAATGATTTGATCATCTAAAATTCTGATAAATGATGGGCATACATTGTTATGCCATGAATCATCTACAAAACCCTCAGGCAATTG